GTCGTGTTCTTGATGCGTTCGTTCTGCATGTGCTGAAAGTAAGCTCCATAATACATTTTCATGAAAATGACAAGATGCATTGGGCTTGCAGCAAAAACGCGAGTCTTGATGTCTTCGGGCTTCGATCTATCGCAACGGCTGAGTTTTCGTCGTTCGTCTTTGAGGGTATCCTTGAAGATGGTTGGTGAAACTTTTCCGTCAATGGCGTCCTGTTCAAGCTTGTTGATGGCTTGTCGCAAGTCTTCGTGGATGAAACGGGTCTCGGTGTTGATCCAATGTCTTTTGCCTGGTTCTGGGTGTGATTCCAGACACCAAGGGTAACCTGGTGACGTGTCAGTCTTCATTGGTTCGATAACTCCGGGAATTCCAAAAACCGCTTCCTCGAGTGACAATTTTCGAGCGATGGTTGGTTTACCCACAAAGAAAGCTGCCTCCATGGATCCTTTACATGATTCCATGTCTTCCTGAGAGATGTAACCAGGTGGGTTTCCGAAGTTCTGGGCTCCTTTTGTTAAAGGATCACAACCAGGAACTGGTGCCAAAACAGCTGGGACTTTCGTGATGGGGAAAAGTCCGTGAATTTCTGACTTTCTGATTGAAGTCTTTGTGGGTTCGAACACGCCCTTGGATAAGCCGAGTTGTTCAACGGCTCCTTGGATGGTGGGGCGTTCGTTATCTTTCGTGACTGGTGGCTCGAATGAGAGCTTTGCTGAGCGATGGGCTTCAGCGAGCAGATAGTCAACATGCTCTTTAATGAGGATAAATGAAAATCCTGCATTGGTTTGTCCGGCTACGTGCATGCCACAGATTTTGCGTGACATTCTAGGATCGCAAGCGACAACTAGTGCTCCGCAATCTCCATCAATAGTGGATCCTCCTCGGTATTCTAAAAATCCTTTCACCTCCATAACATCGTCTTCTTCTTCTGGAAGAGTAGGATCGGTACCTACATGTAACGTTTCGGATTGGACGGTGGCGGGGATGTTTAGAACTTCGAAGTACTTTCCTCGTTTGAGTGGGATTCGAACTGGTACAGTCTCGAATTTCAGGTCGTTCTCTTTGGCGACGTGTTTCGTTAAGTCCTTGTGATCTCGGACACATGATGGAAATTCAACCATAGCTAGGTCAATGTCCGGATGCTTGTGCAAGATCAGATCGTCCCATTCGAATGGTGTCTTCAGTTGTTCTGATGGGAGTTGAACATAGCACTTCGGGGCCATCTGTAGTGAATCAAGAACGTGGACGTTCATGAAACAACAGCGCCCAATCAAAAATGTGCCTGTTCCGCAATGTCTGGCGGCGTCTTCTGACGCATAGAAAGCGGCGACTTGTCCGGTAATACGAGTAACGATAGCTGAGCTAGCATTGTCAATGTCACCTTGGACTTTCGGTTTGGCTCCACGGACAGCTGTCCTGATTTTGGGTGTTTTGCCCATGTGGTCCCACGATTCTTTACGTGCGACGTGGTTTCCCTTAACG